AGGTATCGGTGACTGATGTGTAGCGGCTTACGAGGCTTCTTTGGTCCAAGAACAACGGCAAAGGGGTAGCGCTGGTCGGCTTGCGATCCTCCGCCGGGGAGGCCCACTCCCGAAGAGAACACGACATTTCCTCCGGTCTGGATATCATACTTGTTGAGTACGAGTCCCAAGGAGTTGAGACCCACCATCTCCATGATGGGAGAAGGGAACCAAACGTAGTCAACCTCCACCTCCATAGCCCCTAGAGGCATGAGCGGGATCGGGATGACTGTCCTCACCAGTCCGAGATAAGGGTTGACTGCGAGGACTTCGACCTCGACGCCGTTGACTCGAACGGTAACGTCCTGAGCTGAAGCGGGAGAGCCATCTCCCCAACCTTTGACGAGAGGGCCGCAGTCAGTCTTGAAAGTGTTCTGAGCCAGGGCACCGCTGCCTGTGAACGGGCTTTCTTGTCCATGCAGGAAGTTCCACGCTGCCGAGAAGACCGTTTGAGACGATGTGTACCTCAGGTCCGTGATCTGGAAGTTAGCAACTTCGTACGATCCAGAAGGGTCCAGTACGAACTCAGCCCCAGCAGCAATCGTAGGGATACCCGTGAAGAAGTCTATAGTGTTAGAGACGACGGGGCAGTCGTCTATGACGACCGTCATGGTGTTGGCTTGCTGATTCCTTACCAAGCCAAACGTAGTAGGTTGCGTGCTCCAACTCTGGGGGACGTTGACGATGTAGGGGCCCGACGAGACCTGAATGAAGTCGTTGCCACCAATCCTCTGAAGAGAGATGAGGGTCTGAACTCCGCCGTCTGAAACCGTGAACGTTGCGACCGTGCCGTCAAACAGTGCTGGGCTGAACGCCGCAGTCGTGGCGTCAATACCAACCTCAACTCGGAAAGATGACCCAGGGAGAACCTTCCCGCTTGTGTCTTGGAAACCCCAACCGTAGCTTACTCCGGCTTGTTTTTGGAGGATCAGGTTCGAGTTGATGATGTTTGAGGATCCCGTCCCTACTTCCGTTCCAAGGAAGGAACTCGCAGCACTAGGAAGCGTGGAACCGTCATAGACGACAGCATCAGCAGGACTGATACTCATCGTATACTGTGTTTCCGTCATCCCTTGGACGCCAAGCTCAACTTGCGAGAAGTCTCCGGCAACAGGATGGGCCACGCCTAAGACCGTGATAGGAACGGGGAACGTTGTCAGGAACGCGTAAGCCGTCGGGTCTTCGATGCCCGGAGAGAAGGCCACCTCCGGAAGCATGTCCTGCTCAAAGTCGACGAGAATAGTATCGCCATCAACGGGCGTAACCGTGTAAAGAGGCGGCTCCCCTTTGCTCAGGATGTTACGAGCAACATTATCGGGAGGCATCATCGGGGCGCCCGAGCTTGTGTAGACGTTGCTGACCGTGACGTCGTACAAGCCTCCAAGCGTTGTTCCCGTGTGGTGGATCAACGCTGAAGTGGCTCCTGCAGATCCGGTCATTCCTACTTCGATCGAGGTGGGAGTCGAAGGAGCCGCACCGAAGATGTCTGTCAGGGCATAGTTTGTTGGATCAAAGAAGTCTGCATCCGTGAGCATCTCAACCGAGAAGAAAACCTCGATGGTGTAGCCCGTGATCGAAACAGCACTGGTGACTGCACCAAAGACTTGTCCAAGGCAGCCGTAACTACTTAGCCCGTAGGGCTTTCCACCGTAGCCTCCAGAGACATAGGAAGGCACTGGAGGAGGGTTTACAGAACCGTAGGGGCCATGACCATAAGGTTCTCCCCCATACCCCGAGCCAGGCCCGTGAGGTTGCGGTACAAGAACCCCACCTACGGAGCCGTATGGACCCCATCCGTAGGGATCCTGTCCGTTTCCTTGCAGGGGCATTCGTTCCTTATGCCGTACCGGTGATTGCTACCACTAGACCATCACCTTGCGTGAGAATTGGGGCGCCGCCACCGTGGGTCATCCGAATGTTGAGAACCGAGTTGGTTGGGATAGGGGAGACTCCCCCATAGGTGACTGCGGGTGTCGCAACAACTCCCGCAGATAGCGTGTCTGCAAAGAAAGGTGCAATCACTGCACCAAGCAGTGCTCCAGCAGGGCTGTAAGCTTCCACCTCTACAATAACGTTACCCGGCCCCAGAGGAAGAATGGCAAGGTTAACGTAGACCGCCACCTGCGTGATGGTAAACCCTGCGCTATATGCCAAGATGCTGTATTCGTCCACCACGTTTGGAGAAACAACTCCAACAGGCACTAACAGGTTCCGAGAGATGACCTTCTCAGCGGATCCTCCTACTCCGGTCGAGGCTGCCGTGACTCGGCCTTGGGCATCAACCGTGATGTTAGAGTTTGTGTATGAGCCAGCCGCAACGCCAGAGTTGGGGAGACCCAGTGTAACGTTGGAGTTCGCGCCACCATCAAGAAGCGTAAGGTGAGCGGGCGTGACCTGAAGGGCTCGCTCCGCCGTCAACACGCCCGAGTTGCCAATAGTGACGTACGGAGCACCTATTGGCGCCCCGCCGCCGCCAGCGGCAGTCAAGTCGTAAAGCGTTCCCGCAGTGTCCTTGTAGTAGGGGATGTCCGCACTAGCAGCACCACCGCTACCGTCGGAGACAAAGATGCCGTTTTGGCCGAGGGGAATCGAAGCCTCACCAATCTGCTCAAAGCCAAGCACAGAATCTAGGGTGAGAATTTGGTTTAGTCCAGCATAGAGTCTAGCTTGGTCCGGGTACGTACCTGGAGTAGTTAATGCTCCACCACCGATGGAGAAGTCGCCAAGAAAAGCATTGAGCGCCCCAGCCACCGTGTCTGCCACGAACGCCACATCAGCCATGGGGCCAGATTCCGTGGTCGTAAGGGTGATGGGGTTGCCTGCACCTGGCCAGGTCGCGACCAGACCCGTGTTGTTCTGGAGCAGCTCCTGGATCCCTCCAACACCGGCAAACAGCTCACCGCCCGCAAACGTGACATCTACTCGACCATGACTCGTCGAGAAAGTGGCGACTCCTGCCAGGGCACCCGAGTCCACGAAGTTACCTGCGGCCGTAAGAGACGCCGGAGTTGCCGTTGTGGGGTTGGCCACTCGAATCGCACCAAAGGGCTCGACTGCGACAGGAGCACTTGTGAGTCCAGGAACAAGGTAAAGGTCTCCAGCAGTCGCCGCAAGGCCGACCGTTGACGCATCCACGTTTCCGCCGAGCACAAAGACCGAACCTCCCGCAGGACTGTTCGCGCCAGATATAGCATGAGAGTTACCCGCACCCACCACCACGTTGCCCATAGTGGCGGAGCCGCCAATCGCTGCGGAGTTGCCCTGGCCGCTTGCCGTCTGAAGGCGGAGGTTGTAATTGCGAAACAGGGGACCACCAGGGGCGTTCTGAGAAGCCTGAAGGATAACACTCGCCCCGGGAACGCTATCGTTCCAAAGCAAGTTGCCCATTTGAATCAGAGGTCCGCCAAAGGCGTTGGCCTGAATTCGGATCTCTTCTGCGTTGATCGCTCCAACGCCGATACCCTGAACAACTCGAAGGGTACCGTCACCGCTTACGGGGTCTGCAAGCGGTGGCGGGTTCGAAGCCACCCCTGAACCGTGGATCTCAACAGCGTCGGCATCCGCAATGATAACACGGCCAGCGCCGACAAGACGAAGAGGTACCATGCCTGCGAAGGTGAAGCTATCGTAGGCATCGTCCAAGGTTGCGATTGCGGTGCCCGCAGCCGCCGAATAGGAGATCGCGTCTTGAACGTTTTCTGCCGGGATGCCAGACAGCGCGTTGTTGTAAAACAACGACGTGGGTTGCGTGAGTGCAGATAGAACAACCGTAGGACCGTTGGTAATCGGTCCGTACTCTGAGGCCCCGAGACCAAGAGTAGCGCTGCCGACCACCGCCGTGTCGTCCATGTTGATACCGAGAAGGCTGGCGGGATCGTTCCCCGTACCAAGCAGGCTTTCTCGCAACATGACACGGAGATCGCCAGGAACACCAAGGGCTCCCGGGTTTCCTCGGATAGCATCGGAGATCGTGAGGTCTTCTTTGAGAAGCTGGCAGTCCTCGAACCGCACCATAGGTGCAAAGGTGTCGACGCAGAACCGAGTAGCTCCAACGCCGGTCTGCTCGAAAAGGCAGTTGCGGAAGTTGGCTTCAGTGCCCGCTCCGCCAACTCGCTGAGCGTCCATGATGGCAGCAGAGTTACCGCTAAACCGACACTCGATCGCAGAGATGAATCCCGTGTTTCCCGGAGCCGCGTCTAAAGCTAGAGCAACAGCCGTGTCTTGCGTTGCAGCATTTTGCAGAGCCGAGGTCTCATACATGACCATGGAACCCTGCTCGACACCAATAGCTGCGCCTTGACCTGCTCCGTCACCTGTGTTGATGACCTTGCAGTTGGTCATGTAGACCGTGCCAAGACCAACCTTGCGGAAAGTAGGGTTGGTTGTCGAACCACCGTTCTCAAACACAAGACCATGCAAATGTACGTTGTCCGCGAGGTCAGTCATAACTGCCGAGAACGTTGCAGCAGGAGCGCCGAGGTTCAAGGCTCGCACACGTACCGAGTAATCCGTGGAGCCTTGGAACCCGCCCGTCGATGGCCATGCCATGACGTGAACGAAGGGAGCAAAGAGGATGTCCTCAACGTACAACCCAGGTCGTACGGCGACGATGACTGGGTTGTCTTCGCTGGGGACTACCCCGCCGTTGAAGGTAGGATCGATCTGCGCAGCTTGAATAGCATCGGAGATGGTCGAGAAGTTCGCATACCCCTCAGCTACCGCTGGATCGTTTGGAGCGTTGGAGTAGTCACGTCCTCGGTTCGCGTCAACGTAGATGATGCGACCACTAGCCGCTACAGGTTGTACCAACCCTAGAAGAGCTTGAAGGTTCTTGTTCTGGTCGTCAGCCCATCCCGTGGCGTCGGCATCGATCGGAATGATCGCTGTCTCGTCTCGTCGCTCCCCTGCGGATACGAGACAAAGGTTTCCTAAGATAGTTTGGAAGCGTACTCGAATGTACTCTTCGGTAACTGTGGCACCATCGTCGACAACTTGACGAACCTGGTAAGCACCTTCGTTATCCACCGTGAAGGTGATAGGTCCTGGTCCCGTTGCGGAAGACAGCACCGCAGCTGACGGAGTCCGCGCGGGAGGCGGGCCATCTGGCGTGAAGGTGAGCGCCCAGCTGACCGTAACAAACGGTCCACCGACGTAGCTGAGGGTAATTACATCCCCAGCCCGTGCATCTTCACGGCTCTGGGAGACTAGGGGTACAAGTCCGTTTACGAGGCTCTGAATCGCCATGTGACGCTCTCCAAGGGGTTCACTGGGGCGCAGCTATAGGCCGAGCACCGAAAAAACTACAAGACAAATTGGGCTGAAACGTCCTCTCCCGTAACGGCCTGAGGAACACGGACCCCAAGACGATCTACCGCAACTCGGTAAGTCTGACCTACGGCAACGACTGGAGGGCGCGAATCGAGTCGCAACAGACTATGAGCAACACGAACATTGGTGATGCTTGACCCGCCCGCAATAGCACCCACAGGCCCTCCCGTGGGGCCTAGTAGAGCCTCAAGACGGTAGCTCCCAGCGTTCGGACCTGCTGCAAAAGTGACTATCTCACCCTCTTGAGCATTGGACCAGTCTTGGGACAGGTCTTGAATCTCTCCTCCCTCTAGAATGTGGGCATCCCCTGAAAGGTTTGATGGGGATGTGGTGTATGCGCGAGGGGAGCTATCCGCTCCAAATACCATGCGCAGAACTTCCACGACACGATGTTGCCCGAGGGTGAAGACATCGGATCCTCCGTTCGTCCCTGAAGCATTCTCGCCACTTAGGATCTCAAGGATAGCTCCGGGGCAAATGTTGCGGAAGTCGCGCATAGGATCGGAGAACAAAGTCCGGTCCGTAAGCGTGATCCCTCCCGTTCCCGTGACTGACTTAGCCCCTGTACAGAACTTTCGGAAGTCTTCGTAGTAGTAGGAGTTTAGCTCCCAAGAGACCGTGTCCTCGAATTGGTCCCCGAAAAACTCCCGAAACAAATGCAGGTAATCGTACAGGGTGTGTGCAGGCTTGAGTGCTCGAAGCACCATTTCAGCGTTTTTCTGCGTACGGAAGGGGTCTTCGGGGAAACCCGTTCCGAGGGAACCCTGAATGGTGTTTCCAGTGTTGGGGTCGGTCCAAACAGAGCAATCGCTAAGAGTAACTTCGAACTCGAACTGCTCCGGGAAACCCCACGCAGAGTTGGGATCTCGCTGAAAGGAGGCTTTCTCCAATACTTCGACTGTCGCTTGGGTAATCAGATCAACGCCGCTCTTCTGTACGTCTAGCTTTGCGCCTTCCAGGAGGAGGCCAATCATCCGCTCAAGGAAAGTTCGATAGCTGACGTCTCCAGGGATATCGGGAACCCCAACCTTGGGGTCTATCTCAGGGAAGATCAACGTTCCGACGGTCTGCCACAAGAACTCCGGACGCGTGAAGTTGATGCTCCCATCGAGGTGGGCCATCTCGGCCGTGATTTGGATTTGAGCAAGCGTCTCGGCAATAGCTTGAAACTGCAGGGAATAGTAAGGACCTGTGATCTGCGAGACGTAGTTCGACGGCAACACCTGGTAGAAGGTGTTCATGATCTGGTCTGTCAGATCCTGAAGGTTGTTGGTAGCGTTCTGGCCTTGCAGGAGGGCGGGAGCAGGGTTCTGATTAAGAACAAAGGGAATCAGACTGGTCGCGCGGTTGGGATCAGGCTTGTCCTCTACGCTCGACATTAGGAGATCTCCGTATAGGTGAAGTTAAAGTTGCCCGTCTCGAAGAACTCAATGTCGAATGCATTGAGGTTTTTCGCTCCCGCATTAGTCGGCCCTACAACATAGGTAACTCGGTAGACATAATTCGTCGGACTATCGCCAACAGGTAGAGAGATTAGAACCCGGTTAGAGGTTCTCCGCAACCTCTCCTCTTCGATCTCAAGGTTGCCTGCTGTGGGAAAGGCAAGCGTTAGGGTAGCGTCGTCAGAGAATCCGGGGATGCTCAAGCCTTCAGCTCCAATGATGAACGCTTTGCCTGGTTGTGTTCCCAAGGATAGCGGGTCTACAATTTGTAGTTCCAGCGGTGTGTCATCTTGGAACACGCCTCGAAACTCTGTCTCCGGCCCCCCACCTGTTGTGGTTGCTGAGTTCAGCTCCTCATCGAGAAGCCACACCAGCACTGTTTCCGTGCTGATAGGCGCAAAGTCCGAGCCTCTAATGAAAGTAGAGTCCCCAGACTGGCTAGACGCCAACAACTCGCGGACCACACAAGCATCCACACTACGAGCGAGCTTCACCACGGGGACTTCTACGAAGTCAACACCTTCGGTGTTCTTTAGGACACTAACCACGTCAGATTGACGAATCGACGAGCCAAGAGGAGAGTTGGAGAAGAACTGTGCAAGGTTCGAGCGAACTCTGCGATCAACAACCGATGTCGGAACTCCCGCCCTCTTGACGATGGTGGCTGTGATGTCCACCGGAACAGCAACCGTCTCTTTGACCAGAACATCTGCCGTGATGTGTTTGCTGTTGCTAACATCCTCTTGCGCAGCGATTACCGCCAAGTTGACGACGTACGAAACCGTGAAGTTTTCGTCGTGGAAGTAGTCGATGCTCAGACGTTGGCCCGAAGAAATGCCTCTCCCCAGTACGCGCTTGATGGACACCGCAGTCGTCTCGTTACCAGGAAGAATTGTGTAGTCACTCACTCCCGAGGGATCAAACGGACCCCGATACTCCACCGTGCGGTCAAGGTTAAAGACTCTAATCGTAAAGGAGTCTGCGCCCAGGTTGTTGAGAAACTCCGGGAACTCCCCAATGATCACATGCTCCTCGTTGAGAACTCCGATTTTCTCTCCCGTGGGTGCTCCGTTGACTTGGAAGATCTCGATGGCGCTCTGAGCCTCGACAGACTTTCCGTCCTTGAGAGGGTCGTCAAGGCGGAAAAGGCCGTAGGCGTCCTCTTCGAGAGACCCGGTCACAACACCTGTAACGGACTGAATCTCTCGCACAGGCTGACGTGGCAAAACGAACCGGCGGCTCGCCACAAGGCGGTAGTCGCCCAGTACGATATCTCCGAACGTGACCGTTGGCTGCGGTTGTGTTGTATCAAGTTTGATGGTCTTGAAGTTTTCGACTACAGCGTTTGAAAGGTTGAACTCCACGCCTGTAGACGCATTCCGCAAGCCAAGGCTTGCATTGGGGAAGTTCAACATCTCCGCAAGGGGGTTGTCTGCGGACAGATCTGAGTCGATAGCTTGGAAACGAAGATCGAGGATGTTGCCAACAGGCACGAACTGCACGTTGAACTTCCGCTCGAAGCGGAAAGCAAACGTGTCGGAAACCGTTGCAAGGCTCTCACCTCGAATGTATGCGTCTACCTTGCCCCCAGCATGCTTGAGATAATCGGGATCGAAGTCTCGCTGCATCAAGTCGTTGCCTGGCGTAACGATGAAGCTCTCTAGAACTCCGGGAAGGTTTGCCAAGGTTTGGCGATATCCCGCTTCCGTGCCCGAATCCACGGAGGCCAGAGCGTTCTTGCTACGCTCCGCCAGTTGAACGTTGGTTTCGACTTCCCGGCCCCCAAACGTTCGTCCTGGGTTCGTAACTGCGAGACTTCCCGTCGTGTTGGTTATGACAGTGTTGATTTGGCCAGCTGCCAAGTTCCCAGAGCTACCAGGGTTCTCGGCTCGAATAGGTACATCGACGGAGAACAAGCCTGTTGAGGGGTTGAAAAAACTGGCAGCGTTCTCGACGGGAATCGATGCCTCCTCGGTGGAGACAAAGAAAACTCCTCCGGAAGAGATCCTTGTACCGAGAGGAATCGGGATGGTTGCTGAGGGTCGTCGGCTCGTGAAGAAGGTGCCCAGACCACGAGCCCGGATACCAGGTTTACGCGTAACCCCCACATTGGAAGCCAGCTGCTCGAAAGAGTGGTCGATAAGCGCTTGAGTCTGGTTGCTCGTGATGCCGAATGCCTTCTTGAGCGCTAGCTTGTATGCCGAACTATCGACCGGAGTAGGGTTGCCGGAGGCTCCTACACCATCCACTCGTACGAGAGTGTCGAAACTCTGCGAACGGTGAAGGAAATCCACTACGAAACGAACCTTCTCACTCTCCGCAGCAACAGGGTCGATCACGGTATCTCGAATAACCGCACCCGGCTGTAGGGCTAGCTGGGGGTTCGTTCGAAGTACCGAGGAAATGAGACGGTTCGTGATATCCGAACGCGTAACGGTTGGGAAAGCTCCCAAGTTGAGGCTAATCGTCACCGGGTTGCCAAACACCTCGATTGAAAAGGGGCTTTCCAATTCGGTGTTTGTGGTCGCGTCGAACGTGATGGCCGTAACTACGTAGTAAAGAGGCTCGGAGATGGGTGTTGCTGCAAAGGCGCCAATAGGAACCGTAGGCGGCAAGCTTGAAGGGCCATTGTTTCGATTGTGTTTGAACCGAATGTACTCCACCTGTCGAACACTCTCCACCGTCACTGATGTTCGAATTCTGGCGGTAGTCTCTGGGACCTCAGACACGCTCGTGAAGTCCGACTGCAGAAGATTGGCTTGCTCGTCGTAGGTGATAGCTTCGGCAAGCTCGTCAGTCAGGGAGACGTCCTCAAGCTTCTCGATGACATCCCCCCCTCGGGTCTGCGTTTGCTTGATCTGCAAGAACAGCGGGTCGGCTGCGGGCTGTCCCGCCAAGGTGGTCGCGATGTTGGCGTCCGAGTCCACTTGCCGCAAGACAGTCACCTCTTCCTGAATGAAAGAGTCGATCACGGGGCTGAGGTTAACACGAGTGTAGCCTGTTGCTCCTCCGCCAGAGAACTGGGAAGCATAGAAGTTGAACCCGATAATGTTGTCGTTGTCGGGCTTCTCAACAGTGATCTCCACTTCCGCGTTGAAGCGCTCCACCTTGATGTTGGAGGGAGGGTCTACCGCAAGGACAACATCGGATTCTTGAACGAGGTTTGCTTGAACTACTGCCGAGTTGGAAACCGCTCCCGAGAAGGACACTGCGCGAAGCAGGATGTCGTTGCTGCCAGCCTGCAAATCTAGCCCGTCAGGAAAGACCGCAGGGTTAGGGACGGTGAACGACGTCCCTTCAAACACCACCAAATCAGGGTTGGAGGTGAATGGGCCTCCTCGCACGCTGATCTGCATATCCACGGTCGTCTCATCAACGGTCCCCGTGAAGATCCGTTCGGGGATAGTCGTCGTAAAGACAAACGTTTCTCTCAAAACCCCATCAGGGCCAAGAATTTGTGGGGTAAGGGTCATCGTCCAAACACATCCTCTCTGCGGGTGTTAGGATTGACTCCGAAGCCTTCAAGGCCCAGAGACAACCCACTGCTTCCGACGAGTGCAGCCGTTCCCGGAGCTGCAAACACGGTGTTGACGTTGACAGGTTGCCCCGATGCATTCGTGCCGACGATCTCGACTTGAACGACCGTTGGGTCCCTAGGTGCTGGGGTTACTCTCAGCGACAAAACAGAGAAGAGGCGCTCCCGAGCTGTTAGCTCCTGGAAGCGACCTTGGATAGCCTGAAGCTTCTTGAAGGTGTCGACTGCAAACAGCACGTCTTCGTTAATCGATGTTACCGCCGCGGTAGAGTTTTTGGACCCAATACGGTCAAGCAACGTTGTGCCGTAAAACTCGTGGAAAGGGTTGGAACCTTTTCGGGTCGTCAAGATCTTGAGCAAAGCTTGGTTGAGCAAGTTCTCATTTCCGATGAGCAAGGCCTCTCCAGTGCCGTCGAAGCGATAGTCGTTCTCGATACCGAACGAGCGACATCGACGACACCTTTGCTGTAGGGTCGCATACGTCACCTTGAAGACCGGGTTCGAACGCACCGGTTGGTTGAAGCGAATGTATCGAGTCGCAACTTGAACAAACTGGTTGATGTTGACCGTGTTGAAGACGTCATTCCTCTCCGCAAAAACCCACCCAGGGAACAGTTTCTTACCCTTCGCCCCCGTGTTCAAGAGGAAGTTCAAGGATGCCGTTGCGTCGCCTGCGATTCGGATACGAGATTCCGGACCGTTGCGAGAGATGTCGGACAACGTCAGGTGGCCGTTGTTGTTGACCGCGATGACCCCCGCCCCCTCCGTGAGGAAAGCCCTTTGCAACACTTTGACCACCTGATCTGTGGTCACCCGAGTCCCTAGGGGGAGAGGCACGGTAACGGAGTCCGAGGAGTTCGAAACCGTTATGCGATTCTGATTCCGGCAGAGGGTGAAGGGGCCAGCCTTGCTTGAGATAATCCGAGCCTGGGAGAGCAAACCTTCAGAAGGGATAGACAAATCGAGATCGCTGTTGGCGAGAACCTGAATGAAGTCACCAGAGTTGATGGGCTGGCGCACTTCAAGAGACCGTCGATCAGAGCCCAAGGTTACCCGCTCCTCCACCGTCAGGTGGGGGCAAGGGAACGCCAGCTGGAAATCAACAGTCATCGGGCTACCAACGCGAATCTATAGGAGAATTAGAGGGAATTAGAGGGCAGTGAACGGATCGTCATCCGGCTCATCTGGCCACAAAGTATCGAATTCGGACAGGTTTTTCGTGTTGACCGTTTCAAAGTCCACAGTGTCTCCCTCGTAGGGCTTCGAGCCACCTTGTGCTTGTGCGAGGGATGCGCCCAATGACGTGATAAGATCCTCTTCTGTGAAGCCGCTGTCTCCTTTAGACAGTGCTGTAGCGGCATCGTTGAGGGAAAGACCTGAAGCGGCGTTTCGCGGCTTCTTATCGTAGAAGATGTTGTCGATACTCTCGAAGATGCGAACGATATGCAGATTCGCTTGGAATTCTCGGGGATCGGGAAGAGGAAGCCCTGAAACCGTGCCTCCGACCGCTTGCATGAGCATTTGATCCCGCTCTTGGGAAAATTGCTCACGAAGGTCCATGAGCTTGATGATCTTGGCTTCCAAGTTGTTGCGACGCTCTTGGATCGCCGGGTTGAGCCACCTTCTCCCCCGCTCCACTTGGCTTGCAATTCTTCCGTC